TATGCCTTCACATGTACCGCAACGCTTACCCTTGCGTGTGCCTGTACCCTTGCACCATCTGCACCTAATGGTATACCCATATATGGGTATCAATTCACCCATCAAACCTACTCGCTCTAGGTATAGGCTTTTGCATAGAAGCATTCTTTGCTTCATTGCACTTCATATGCGCTGCCTTCAAATTCGCCATAGTGTCTGTACCTCCCTTGGCATGGGGGATGATATGGTCAGCACTATTAGCACCCGGTTTTCTGCATAGGTGACATATACCCTTGTCCCTAGCGATAACCTGTTTGCTAAGTTTCGCCCATCCTCTAGGCATCTTCCTTCCAGAAGGTCGCCTGCGCGGTTGGGTCATTTGGCCGTTGCTTTTCGATGCGCCAAACCTCTATGATCGTATCTGAATTCCATATCTTTTCCGCCTCGATTTTCACTACCTGTGAGTCATCGACATAGCACACGCCTGTAAGCGCATCCAGCACACCGCGCACCAATTTATCTAGGTCCGGAGATTTTGGGTATCCATGCCTTGTGTCTATCGGTGCTGCGATGCCAAACGATATGCGTATGCCTATCGGACCCTCCCACTGTGTAGCCTTCACTAAGCGCGCACGCGCCGCTACCAGTGTTCGCCATTTGCTCAGTGCGGGTGCGTTGGAGTGTCGCACGCGCGCTACCTTTAGACGCCTGTTGTAAACCGCCGTCATGCTTCCTTGGGACGCAGGCGGTGCGTGCACGATGAACCGTAGCCGCGCAGAAAGGGTCATAGCGCCTCGCAAATAGAAAGGCAGGGTGCAAGCGCACCCTGCCTGTTTTTATCGCTTAGCGTCGATCCTAGGCGGTCTTAGCCTTACTCTGTGCCTTGGCAACAGGGTAGGGCAGCACGCTTTCAATCCTGCTATAGCCTGTCTCGTTGATGATGATGACCAGTTGCACGGGCAGTCCCTGCAACGAGCCAAAATCAATATCTTGCCCAACCTCGATTGCGACACCCATACCAGCAAGCCACTTGCTAGCCTTCGTGCGCGGAGTGATGCGCGGGGATGACGTAGCGGTAATCTCTACATCTTCGTCCCCATTGCGAGCAATGAAGGTCCAAAGCCAATATGTACCGCTATCATTCGTCGCAAGCGAGATACCCTCAAACGTCGCAGGGTAAATGCCAGCGGGCAGCACGGGCACGATATCTTCAACCGTTGCACCGTAAACGGGCGTAGCGTCTGCCACAGTCTCTTACCTCTTAGTGACTCGCGCGGTTTTTACCGCAGTCTGATCTTCGGGGATAGGTCGCACGCCTGCCATGACGTGCGCGTACCAGAATTGGTCAACCGCCTCTAGCATCCTCCTTTCCTTTTGTAAGTCCCTTACAACAGGGATGCTGTAAAACGTGCTGCCGACAAGGGCACACACGATACAAACATCGCGGTTAGTGCAAGCCATCTGTGCGCGTGCTTGCCATTCGTAGTGCGGGTGCAGATCGTCTGCACTCCACCCGTACATGATAGATGACACCTTGATTTCTACTAGCATGGGTTTTCCCAAGACGTAGTAATCGGGTGTTGCGCATAGGGACGTAGGTAGGTTGCCGTGGCTAGGCTTATATTCAATGCTGCGGGTAGCGGCTCGCAGTTTCAACCCTAGTTGCTTTGCTGCGTATTTCGCTACGTATGGTTCCATGAAAACGCCAATGCCCATTGCTTCTGTCTGCCTGTGCAGATCAGATGCCGGAGTCATCAGGCGATCATAGATTTTCGTTGGGTTTGTGTACGGGTGCTTATCCAGAAGCGCGCCAACCTCAGACGCCGTTACGTTGCGTGCGCGTACTAGGTCGTTTGCCTCTGTCAATGCAGGCACTGTCTCTAAGCCTCAAAATCTTGCATGCTCAGGTAGCCGTGTTCGACTAGCCATTGCGCAACCTGTTGCGTTGCCGTCTGCCCGTCGCCATATTCAGCACTAGCCATAGCGACCATCCGGCCCATTGCGTTATCGCGTACCTCTACGCTTTCGCCACCGTCAAAAATGTTCAGGCGAGCATGTAACCCTTTGGCTACGCATGCTTGCCTGAGCGTTGCAAATGACACTGTAGGTGTCGGCATCATGTAACCCACTTACAAATGCAGTAAGGGGAGCGTGCCCGAGACACGCTCCCCTATCTGCTAGTTAGGCAACCGCAGCGGGCGTTGCCTCTGTGCTAGTGGCGTCTGCGGCATCCTGCGCGCTTTCAGCCTCAACCCGCGCTGCCAGATCGTCCAGATTGGCAATGATGGTGCTAAGCGCCTCTGCGCACTCATTGTAGATGTTGACCACCTGTGCGCGGTCAGGGTCGCCAGCGTCGATGTTCTCAACCCGCGTGCCAAAGGCTTCAAGCACCTTCGACAGTTGCGCGCTAGTCACCTTCGCTGCCTTCTCTGACGTAACCTCAGGCGCAGTGCGCTTGCGCGGCTCGGCAGCGCTCGCGGGCAGTTCGCCTGCCTCGATCATCTGCTGACGCGTAGCCTTGATAATCTGCAAGGCTCGCACGCGGGACAGTTCCCACCCGAATTCGCCAAAGAGGTAGGCATCGAAAGCGGTATACTTGCGCTTGCCCTTCTCGTCAGTGTGCAACTTCCACAGGTTGTGAGTATGGATCAGGGTAAGCGCCTTGTAAACCGCTTCAACCTTCTCCGTCGCCTTCGCCCAATTGCGCTTGACGATCTGCTCATTCTCTTTGAGCATCGCTGCCTTGACAGCCTGCGAACCCTCATCGGTGTTCACAACCTCGCCAACCAGCGCAACCGCGCTATCGGTGTTCTCGGTGTTCTCGATCTGCTCCGTCATTTCGCTCTGTCTCCTATCTGAGACAGTGCACCTGCCTTAGTGGTTGGTTGGCACTGTCTCTGTCTCTTATGCCCTTACTGTATGTCAGTCACTTACATCTGTCAAGTATGTTGCGGTTCCTTATCCTTTCTCTTTGCCTCCGCCTCTTGGATGGGGATTAGGTGCCACATGCACCATTCGCTACCCGGCTCCCTGTACCAGTTGCACTGATGCGCCTTGCAGCGCTGCCGGTGCGCCTGATCCTTCAATCTAGGTTGACCCGCTGAACGCTGACAGTCCGATACCCGCGATCAATCAAGCCTTGGATACTCTGCATCGCGTCAACGTGCATGCCAGCGTGCAGCAGGGTTTCTGCGGTCGTCTGAATGGCGCTGCCCAACTGCTCTGGCGTAGGGTCGTCTGCCTGCTCTGCCTTCGCTAGCATTCCGCATGCCTCGCGCATGGCTTCCTGTGCCGCTTCCTGCGCCTCGCGGTATGCGGTCCGTAGGCTAATCGTCTTTTCTGCCATTGGCACTGTCTCCTATCCTGTCTAGCCATCTGCTAGCGGGTGCGCAGGAAGGTCTATGCCTGCGCACCCGTTAGCGTAATGCTAACGCTTTGATTAGTTGCGGCAGCAAATCTGCTTGGCACCAGCGCAGTAGGTGCACCCGCCATCTTCGGTGCGGTAGAATTCCATCCCGCAGCAAGAGCAATCGCCATGCTTACGGATCGCTGCTGCCTTGCGGGCAATCTGCGGATGGGCATTGATAACAAGTCCAACCTGTCCGCAAGTGACGCACTCATCGTAGGTGTTTGACTCTGGCGTGTAGTCGTTGCCGTCAAGTCCGATATTGGCGACGTAGAAGCAATCGCTGCAAATCTTCGTCCAGCGCTGAGTCTTGATCGTTGCGTTCATCTGGCACTGTCTCCGGTGTTCTGTGTTTCTCTGACTCCCACAATGTAAGCCATTTACAAAGCGGTGTCAAGCACCGCAACCAAATTGCAACCTTCGCGGACAGCGAAAAGCAAACCGCGCTGCGCGGTGTGCCGGTAGAACCGTCCGTTTCGTCTATCGTGCCTCCTTCCTTTAGCATCTACCGTTCTAATGTTGCACCCGTACTACCAGTCCAGATGGTGCCTTGCGTGGCACGCGTCCACCAAGGCGGTAGGGGGATAGGTCGCAATGCCCTTCGCTTAGCGTCTAGCGCTTCCTGTAGGCGCTCGCGTGCTTGACGCTGAATGCGTGTGGCTAGGATCGCGCGCACCCTCGCGCGGGCGCTCATCGTCCAGCGTTGGAACGGTTCCCACTTGCGCGTAAGTACCCATGTACCGCCGTTGCGCCCGCGCATTGTCGCAAGGTCGATAAAGCGCCATAGATCGAGTCTGCGCAGAAAGCGTGACACAGTAGCCTTTGAGCATCGCGCGGCAGTGGCGATGCGTTGCAGCGTGTCTCGGGTGCCTCTGCGCCAGTACGTCTGTACCTGCGACCATATATTGCGCTGCTTGCTTGTCATCCATACTGTGCGCCCGCGATAGGTGACAAGGTAAATCGCTGCGTCAGGATGATAGGCTTGGTACGCACGTAAGGCACTTACATTCCCGCCACCTTGGAACGCTTGCGGAGTGAAACCGGGATCATACGTGCGCCTATGCGAAAGCGTATGCCCGGTGCGGTCTAGGTTGCTGAAAGGATCACCGCGCATGCGTGCACTTTTCCGGGCGTTGGAAAATATAGCAGGCTTGGCACTTTCCACGGATGATGTGTAAGCGCCTTACATATTCAGCGGGCGTCAAGTCTGGCACGTTCACTCCGGCTCAGTCTCAAAATGTGTTTGCCTGCGGGCGGAGACTGTGCCAGAGCGACACCCGCAGGCTATACGTATTATACACTACCTACTGCATACTATGCAAATTACTCCCATACCGTCGCGGTCCATGCGCTGCCGTCCCAAACGTGCGGGAATGTTGCTGCGCTGCGCGCACCCATTGGCACTGGCCAGCGCAAGCACCACTGATCGCCGCTATCCCATGTGCCTTCACTCCACAGCACGCCTAGCGGGTACTCAGGTAGTGCGGCATCGAACCATGATGCGAATACAGCATCTAGCGCTTTGACTGCGCCGCGCTGCTCAGCATCGCTCAAAAGCGTTCCCACTGGCCACGGCTTAGGCTTAGGCGGGTCGGGTGGCTTAGGTGGCTCTGGCTCTGGCTCGGGCGGTGCTGCTGGCTTGTGTGCGGCGGTGCGGGCATATGACATACTGCTATTCCATGCCTGCATCCATGACTTGACGCTAGACGGTGAAACCCACTGCCACCCATCCGCCAATGGATCACCGAAAAGCCAATCGCCGCTAGAGTGCGTTTCAGGCGAGATTACGCAAGCGTGCCCACCGTCGAATGACTCGCTGCCGGGTACGTTGCCTTGTCCCTGCACCACCAACGCGCGCCCGTCCGCGCGATCTTCCTTTAGCGCCTCCCATCCCGCACCGCTGCGGATGGTTAGCGTTTGATCGTAATATTCCCATGCATCGCGCAAATCGTATAGGTCTGTACCGCCTTCCAAATCACCTTGACGATGGCGCATATTGCCACCGTACTTGTCGCCTAATTCGCCTAGCGTGTGAAAATCAAGTGCAATCGCACCACTGCACATTGTGCAATTGCACCACCCATGATCGTTACCGCGTGACGATGACTCATCGCCCCAAGGCTCTTTAGGGTCTTTGCTCGGGTCTTGCATCTTCCACTTAGGACGATACCACCCGCCTCCGCCTGTATCCCCAATGTCGGGTACATGACGTAAGTTACTTACATTCGGCAGGCGCTCATTCCAGCGTGGAGTAATGCGCCTTATGCCAAGGCGGATTAGAAGGTATCGCCACCAACGGCGAAACATTACGCGGACCAAGCCTGACCAATCAAGCGGAATTCCGTACGCGTATTTGTGTACGATGGCGTACCGGAACCGCTAGTGCCTGACTCCAAAAGCACACGCATTGCACCACCCGCAGGCAAATACGTTTTAGCAGAAGCAAACCCGCGCGTACCGTTACCGCCTCCACCAACCCATGACGTACCCGAAATGGTGGACTGTGAAGATGTAGTGCCAGACTGAATACTTGCACGATATGCGCCACCAGTGTAACCAGTAGCGAGAATACTAGTGCTCAATTCATACACGCCATCTTGCGGCGCAATGAAATAGTCTGCTGCAAGATCAACCATTGAAGCATCACCTTCAATGATTGTATCCTGCTTCATCTGCGCGGCAGCCTGTGCCGGTCCTGAACACACAACACCGCGCACAGCCACGGCAGCATCGTGCACTTCTCCGCCCCAAGTGCTTTCAATTGGCGTGCCCGGTGTAGGCTTAGCAGCAACCATTTTCACAGTCTCCTATGTAATTCACTTACAACACGATAGCCAATGCAAGGCAAATAATCGCCAAGGCAAGCAGTGTCGGTCCCATGCCTACAAACGATGCAACTGCAAGTATCAGTGCAACAAATGCAAGCAAACGCTTCATTACCTGTAGGCTCACACTTTCACCTTCAATTGCAGGCTCAGAAATGGCTTGTTTGAAGATGTATGGCGGGTGTAAATACTGGTAGTGTATTTGCCGCTATCCTCACCTGCGGACTTGATTTGCAATCCATGCTGTGACTGTCCGCCAAACCATGCGCGAGCAATTGCGGTAATGTCAATTCGCTTTTCAGTGCTAGTGCTTGAAGGCATCGTAGTAGTTACTGCACCTGATGATGTAGTGCTAGGACCGGGATACACTACACTATTGCTACTTGCATATCCACAAGCAGCACTGTAACTACCTTCGCTGAAACCACCAGTAAGACGCGAAATTACGATCTTTGGCGTTGAACCAAAAGCACCGCAACTTTCACTGCCTACATTCAACACAATTTCTGCTTTGATAACTTCAACGACACCTGACCACGGAATGTCGCTAAAGTCTAGCACTGCACGATTACGCGTCCCACCAATATACCCAATGGGAATGGTTGTATCCTGTCCGTTTCCACCATCCACAGAACCGCGCACTAGCCTAGAGTCTTTCGTGCAAGCATACGTGCGCGTTACTGTAGTTGTAGCGGGCGGTTCCGGCTCGATAGGTGGCTCGGGCGGTACGGGTACTTCTGCTTCATCCCACTCTGTAGCAGGCAGATATGTAAGCAGTTGCGCGGTCCATCCTGTACCGGTATCAGCGACAATTGAACCGCCAAGCACTCGCGCTGAAACGTCAACAGTAGGCGCTACACTCTCAACCACCAAATGCGCAATTTCAACCATTCCCAAATCAAGGATGCTTTCTAACGCATCTTCGGTTTGAGGATACAACGTACCCGGTGTGTATTGAAGGCTAGCGCCTGAACGATCAGCAAGGACAGACGCAACCCACACCGCTGCGTCTGGCACCGGATGATCGCGCTTTAGACTGATATCCCCATACAATGCAGCCTTAGCGGTATCTACCGCCTGCACTGGCACTGTAGGCGCGCCATCATCAAACGCAATAATGCGAGTGTAAACGCCTTGCAATGAACCCTGCGTTTTCAATGTGCTAATGGGGATACCATCTGCACCGCCTGCCTGAAACCCATTATCTAGAGGGTTTCCGAATGAACGAAAACGCAACGTTCCTGTACGATCAAGCCACACGCCGTACAATGCATCCAGCGCGGCGGTAAGGATATGGCTCCATACTGATTGCTCGTCAGTATTTACCGGACCTACCGGCGGGTCTGTTTCACCTACGGGCGTACTTTCAACAGGCATTAGAACATTCAAGCCTGCCAGATTGATAAAGTGCTGTGCCCGCGCGCGAAGGGTATTCGGCACACCTACAGGATTAGCGGCAATCGTTGCATTGACTGCCAATTGCACCATATCAGTACCGCGCAGCGAACCCTTCTGATCTGCAATATCGTAGTCAACTTCATCAATCAACCCTTGGCGTACAATCCTACTGCCAAGTGTTGAATGTAAGTAACTTACACGTAGAGGCTTACCCGGACGCAATGCCGCTGCATAATCACTAGACCCATTAGAAGGGTCTAGTTTACGTTCCGGGTCATATGTATTGATATTCCATGTGCCCGCAGCAGGAATTGTCAGCACGCCTGTAGGATCGTCAGCGCCCCATGCAACACGTACCACCATGCTTTCAGGCGTTACATTCATCCACCCGAAAATTGACCATGTAGACTGATCCCAAACCGCCTCATCCCACTTTGCGCTACCGGGCAATGCACCGTAAATTTCTACCTGCACTGCACCGATTGCACTTAGCGGCGGTAGAAGCGCCATTAGAAGCGCTCCAAAGAGAAGATACTACCGACACCGTTTCGACGCTTATAATCGCGCAGTGCCTTTGTAACCTTTGCCTCAATCACTGACGGATCGCCGTAGATGTTGAATGTAACACCGCCACCCGATGAACCTACAGCCTGCGTCCCTGCACTCAATCCGCCTACCGCTGCACTCGTTGAATTGAGGAACGGCAGCGACGGCAAACTAAGTCCGTTCAACGGATTGAGCGACCCGATAAAATCACCCAATTTACCGATCGCAGTTGTAAGCCAATTCACCAGTTTGATAATCCAACCGACAACTACTGCAAGCATTTCGCCCATCTTTGCAAGCACTTGCCCTACCACTTTTAGGATAGGCACCAGCAACGGCAAAACCGCTTTGATAAGTTGCCCGAATAGTTTTATCATCTGGATAACGATAGGCAAAACGGCATCAAGCACAGGCAAAAACACTTCGCCAATAGTTTCAGACAATTCCCCGAACGCATCGCCCGCGCGAGCGTTCATGCCATCTGCACTCTTGGCGTAAATGTCTGCCTGACCGGCAGCAAGTTTAGACGCATTCCCCAATGTATCCATTGCGGTTGCGCCTTTTTCCATGCCGGGGACAAGTTTCATCAACTTACCATCTTGCCCGGCATAGGCTTTTGCTACAGCATCTGAGGCTGTCGCTAGATCAACGCCCGCAAAACGCGCAATATCTTGCGCCTGCGCCATCAACGCAGTTGCAGTGCCAACGTCTTTAGTTGCGGTAACTAGTGACTGCAAACCCTCGCGGGTTTCACTATCAGTAAAGGCGCGATCTTGACCCGCTGCAATTGCTGCTTCAACTTGCGCGGTGCTTTGTGCAGTAGCAGCGCCCGCAGCGGTAATTGCTGCTTCTAGTTTCTGCTGCTCTGCGCGATCATCTGCCGCTGCCTTCGTCATTGAAGCAATAGCGGCAGTGGCAGCAATAGCAACGCCACCAATGATGGTAAGTTTCCCGGCAGTACCTAGAACGGAACCGCCAAAATCTGAAACTTCACCACCAGCAGAACCAAGGGATTTTTCCAAACCCTTAGTGTTACCGACGATATTTACAACCAGCGCAACGCCTTTACCGAGACTCACATTTAGCCTGCTTTCCTGCTGCGCCTCTGTGCCCGGTTTGTACGCTTCTGGCGATCCTGATAAGCGCTAATCTCAGCAACCGTCAATTGCGCTGCTTCCTTGGGAGGTAAGCCACTTACACTTGCAGCGCCAACTACGATGGCAGCACGCTTATTTGCTGCCTCTGCTTTTGCAGGGTCCATTTCACCGATAACCGTTAGTTTCCAAGTGCAGACGGTTTCAAATTCAAGCCTTGGATTTGCACGCCTAGCGATTACCCATGCCATAGCGTACATCAAACGCATACGCTTACTATTTTTCGATTTCAGCAAAGCACCCATATTCTCAGGTTCAATGCCGGTAGTCTCCGCCATATCGAGCACTTCAAGCAACGTCAAATTGCTTGCATCAAAGATGTTCAGATCGAGAATAGCGGTCTTTTGATTTACAGGGTGCTTCTCAGCAATCGCCGCTAGGTCGATTTCATTTTGTGTCGAACCCTGCTGACTCTCCGATTTCTCTGATTGCATCTGAATACACAGCCTCTGTACGCTCTGCGTTTCGCTCAAACGCTTGCACTATTGCATTCGTTGGTTCGATGCCATGATCTGCCCAACCGAATTCCTGCACACCCGCATACACAACATCATTTGAAAATTGCGCTTGCGTCGCCATACCCTCTGTGCGCCATCCGGCAACTAGCGCACCTGAACCTTGGCGGGTTGCAGATTGCACGTCAGGCAAAAGCATTTCTGCTTCTGCCTGATGCGCTTTCGATAGGTCTTGAATTTTATCGCCCACTTTTCCGAAAGCGCGCTTTACCTCTGGCACACCCTCCACTTTCATTTTAGCGGGCATTACTTAGCCTTTACTGCGCGTGCCTCATCCTCGACAACCGCTGTAGTATCAAGCACAGGCTTTGCAATAAACGGCAGCGTAACTTCAAATTCAGCGAAGGTGCCAACCTCGCCACCATACGCAACAGGAACCAACTTCACCTGACCAGTAACAGACGGCGTTTCAGCACCCGCCGTAGCAGTCTGTCCGTAGGCGTTCAATTCAACATCTGCCGTTTCGCCTGCATTGTCCCACAGGTAACGAGCAAGGCCGGTAGATGAATAATCCTGACCAGCGCGCAGCACCAGTGAGTAAGACTCAGGCTCACTGTTTGAAGCAACGTTGCCGTCAAGCGTTGGATACTCGACAACATCACCCGCGCTCACTTCTACATGAACGTCTGCCGCATCGCCGTTGTAAGGTTCGGCAGTGCCAGCACCAACCTTCAACGTAAACTTAGCAGTTTTCATAAACAGGATAGTTGCCACATCAAACCTCTTGTGTCGTTTCAACTACACCGCGACAAGCAAAGTAATTGGTGCCACCCATAGAGGTAATTGCGGGTCGCCTCCATGTAGGGTGTGACCATCCTTGTAAGCCACTTACAGCATCGTTGCACTGTTTTACTAGTGCTTCCAATTCGTCATAATTGGCGATGCTGTCAGCCTTACCGGCAACTACCCAAATTTCCCAACGCTGAGTGCGTCTGCCGTTTGCCAATCCTGAGATATCAACCCAAGGGTCAGCAGGATAAATGCGGGCGCAGGGTGCAGTAAATACACCCATGCCATAGAAGGTATTTACGCCCGCTGCTACAAGCGTTTCTAGCAGTTGCTGCCTACTCGCCTGTAGCGTCATCCTATGCCCGGTCCCGCTGAGTACCTATCAATAAGCGGCGCAACGCCTGTAAGGTAATCCCTTGCAAGCGATGTTGCCGTGCCTTCAAGATCAGCGAAACCCGCTGAACCAAACGTGGCTTCCTGCCGCTTATATGCCTCAGCACCAGCAAGCAAACAAGCCACGTTTAGTTCTGCCTCAGCGTCTGACGGTGACTCAATTACAACGCCATTCAGTTTCACAGTAATACCGGAAACTATCGCGCTAGCAACTGCATTCGCCCAACTAGTCTGCTCGGGTGTTGGCGTGCTAACACCCACAAAGGCTAGAATTTGAGCGCCCGTCAGTGTAAGCATTTTACTTGTTGTATTCGCTTTCCTCGTGTGCAGAAGGATCGTCCGGGTGCTGTGGCGTCTTGATCGCCACATCATCGGGCGGTGTGCCTTCCTTGGTCACATCGAAACCAAGATCAGCCTTCGTAAGCGTCTGCTTACCAACGTCGCTAGACGTAGGCGCGTCATCCTCAAACGTTCCCTGCTCACCCTCAAAAGGCGTAATCTCGGGCGCGTCAGGATCAATAGGCTTGGTTTCACCCTCCGCAGGCTTTCCAAGACCCTCACCCTTAGGCTTATCGTGCGCCTCTTGTGAACGTCCGGGATCGTCAGGCTTAGTCATTTTTCACCTTCCTTGAAATGTAAGCGATTTACAATTAGACGTTAGTGTAGGTGTACCGGCGAACACCCTTAGGCTGGAGAACCGCAAAGGCGAAATACTGCCAGATGGCAAAAACGATAGACTCTGGACCTTCACGCTCAATCAGGCGAAGATCGAGAATTGCGGACTTCCACTGCCGCGCATCATTCTTGCGTGCAACAATCTCATTGGTTGCGGACAGAAGCGCCCACGCAGGCGTAACCGGCACACCGCCAATAACTGCGCTCTGGAAACCGGGTGCGCTACCCATCGTGCCAAGCGCGTTCTGCGGGTTGACGTATGACAGAAGCGGGCGCCCGCTGGCGTCCACTGCGCCGACAAGGTTTCCCCAATCGGTGCTATTCACAAAGACCGCTTCTGCGGGCAGCATACGCGCACCAGCGCCACCAGCGGCAGCACCCGCGTAATACTGACCGAGAACACCGGCAATACCCTTGTGCAGATCGTTACCGCTACCGGGCACACCCGCTGTATCGGGGATGGCACCGCTAGACGTAAGCGCTTCAAGCACAAGCGCGATTTCTCGCTCGGTATCGCGCATCAAAAGTTCGCGCAATTCGTTAGCGATGATAACGTCAGTACCCGGTGAAGCACCATCGACAGCCTGACGCGAAACGATGGTTTCGCCTCCGATAGTCTTAGGCGTCAGCGCCAGCGGTCCGGTCGTAATATCAACGTTAGGAAGCGGTGCATTCTCCGCCGTCTGCACGTCAGTATCGCCCGTCACCGTTCCAAACTTAGGAACCGCAATCGGGTTAGGCGCGGTAATCGTAGTGGTTGCGAAAAACGCAGACAGGGGACCGCTATAGGCAATGTCGGGGACGTACAGATCAGGGAAATTCTGCACCGGGTACGCACCGGCAATATCGCTGCTGTCTACCGCGCGGTCCATCTGCTGCGCAAGATCAAGGATCAGCGCCTTATGACGGTGCATGCGCTGAGAAGCGGCAGCGTCCCTGTTCGCTGTCATAAGATCAGCGAAAAACGAATGCTGCGTGTGCGGTCCGTAAACCGCCTCTGAGCGCGTTTCAACGATAGAAGCACCGCTAGCGCCACTCGCAGCACGCGCGGGCAGGGAACGCCGTTCTGCGTCCCTACGCGCCTCGTCTGCACGCGCCTCCACAATCAGCGCGTCAACGTTCCCAATTCGCGCAGTGAGCGTTTCAACATCGCGCGTTTCGTCATCGTCAAGCGCTCTGTTCTCAGACTCCGCAATCTGACGCACTGCGGCAACCTGCGAGGTAATAACGTCCCTGCGCTCTGTAAGCGCGGCAACGGTAAGGTTAGGCACCTTGCCTCCTTCTGTGGCTCTAGCCACGCTTCTAAGCGCTACGTGCGCCTGCCTGTATGCAGGCGCATAACTGCCTGCAATTGCAGCGAGCCTAACGCCCGCGTAATGCTCGATAACATCAGCCTTGCGGCGATGCTTACCGGGCACAAATTCAACGCTAACGCCGTTGATACCTGCAAGCACTTGCGACCGCGCGTGCGGTGTCTCTGGCACGTCTAGATAGTCACCTGAGAACCAAAGACCGTCGGACCGTTCCTGCGCGCCAGTGATAACGCCAACAGGTACGCCACCATCTGCACCATGCTTATTCAAATAGGCGATGCGCTCCCCTGCATTGATACCTGCGACAGCCTCAGCAAACGCACCCATAATGAAGCGTTCGCGCCCATAGGCTACAGGGATGGTGACGCCATAGGGTAGCGCCATACCCTCAAACCGATTAGGCGCACCCTGAACATCCCTAATCTGGATGCGCCCAATGGTAGTGCTGCGAATGTCAGACACTTACATTTTCCTTCTCTGCGTCTGCCTCATCCTCAGCAGGCGCACCGATAGCAGCGGCAGACTCAGCGCCTGTACCCTGCGCCTCTACCAGTTTGTCAATTGTCTCATTTGGCGCTAGACCTTCCTCCGTCCGCACTTCATCAGGCGTCATCCAAGGCTTGGCACCCGTGGCAATTGCCCACGCTCGGAACCTGCTTTCCTGACTGGCTCGCGTTAGGCGGGTCATATCAATCAGCATATAGCGATCCTCTGGCAGAAGATCACTAATCAAATCTTGGATAGGATCGTAATACCCGCTAAGGGTAAACCGATCAAGTGAAAGTGCTTCATCCTGAACATTGCTGTATGTCATGGATGAACCCGGCGGATTGACATTCACATAATGTGAAGCAACGCCAAATAGGTTTGCAACTTCTGCGGCGATATCCCTTCGCGCCTCGATCGCCAATTGCTGCGAAACGTCAGCGCCCCAAGGGTCAGCGTGTGCACCCTTGCCAAGCACTGCGGGATAGTCTGGACCCTTGCTGCGCCTATCGCGCCAGCGCGTAGCGATAACGTCAGCCTGTGCGTTATCTAGTTCCTGATCGGTGCTAATCTGTGTAACAGGCGTACCGCCTGCCTGCCAGTATCTGGACGCGTAAGCGTCAGATGCCCACGCAGACATAAGCGAATTACGCGCCATCTGCAAGATGCCTTGCAGATGCACTGGCACACCCGGCCAGAATGCAGACCGCACAGGTATAACCGCCTCGCCTGAGACAGTGCCTGCTATCCCGCTAATCTGATAGGTTGACGGTGGGAACACTCCCCAAGGGTCAACCTGTCCGGTAGGTGCAATCGCCTCTTTCGGCAATGGCAGAAGCGATCCGGGTACGCCTTCGTCATCGACGCCACCTACCATGTAGACATATGAAATGTCAGTCAGGCACATTGACGCGATGACACGCCACACCCATTCACGGCGGGTCATGCTTGCTGCGGGACGCTTGACAATTCGGCTAACTACTGGTAGGCGCTGCGCTGGCTCACCCTCCCATTCTGACCAGCGCTGCCCGGCAATGGCGTTAGCGATCAGCGTAACGCACCGCCGTACTGCTGAGACTCCGGCAGCCTCTACAACCGTCAACGGGTATGCTGCCGAAGGGACCGCCATTGTTGAAAACACAGTGCCTATGACTCGCTGCTCAGGCACGCGAGGCATAGGCACAGGCACTATATTTCGGTTAGTGGTTGCAAGTGAGGAATTGCGCTTCTTCTTACTCACCTTGTAAGTATAGCATTTTAGAAAAGTGTAAGCAACTTACAAAAACACCTGCACACCCTTTACGGATTTAGCCGCAATTGCAACACCCATAGTCATTGCGACAACGCCAGTGATTGGCACACCGCTAATCGTCCATCGCCAAGCGCCATCACTACCCACAAACCTACGTTGCGCACTGCTTACCTGTGCGTCTAGGAATGGGTCATCATGCGCAATGCGTTTTGCTATAACTGCTTCTGCAAAATCGGCACATGCCATGATGATTTTAGGTGTGTTCATTGCCTGATATGGCAGGCTAGTTTCTACTGCATGCCTTTCAAATGCCGCTGCTAGCGGGGATGATGCAGCGTATACGATTGCATCCACTTTGATTTTGCCTGCCAGTGAGGCTACCTCGCGGGTAAAATCGGGTGCTGTCAGCGGTCGATCTGGACGCCCGAGAAGGTGCCTGTGTACCTCTACGCCTACCCTACCGTCAGAACGTAAGGCACTTACAATGATGCTGCCTTCACTCCACGTAGAAACTACGTCAACCGCAATAACATACCCGCCTGCCACCTGTGAGCGTTCCAAGGCGTTAGGGTGCCTTGTAGCGCCCCATGCGGCAATCGAGAAAGGTGCATCTACCCTTTCGTCATGCCACCTGTTCAGACGCTCGCGTACCCATGACCCGCGCGGTAGGATCAGGTATTCTGACTCAATCAATTTGCGGGACAATCTACCCTGCGTTCCGTCGATGATTAGTGACGGATTAGCCTTCTGCAATTGGTCCCAATCTAACCCAACGTCATCATCATCAGCGCGCCACCATAGACCCATAAACGACGGGTCATGTTGCTCTGCTCCGGTGTGCTGCCGATACAACCTGTCATGCATAGCGCGCAGCACTACGGAGTCTGCATATCCCGCAGTGCTTGTCATAAGCATCTGCGAATTCGGAATAGCAACCTGTGCGGGTGACAGCACTTCATACGTGCTGAAAGTAGTCTGTGTCAGTACCTCATCAAAGCAAATCAAACCCGGTGAAATACCGCGAGCGCTGCCGGGTTGCGACGTTGCTACGTCAACCCTAACGCCGTTCAATTCGATACCTGTATACTGCGTCGCTCTGGCACGCGCTGCACCCTGACGCCTAGCGCTATGTCCCCAAGTATTGATATCGGCATACGTCATAACATCGCGCCTGATGTAGTCATACGGAATGCGCGCCTGCTTAGCATCATGCGCAGCAAGCAAGATAAAATCCCACTTGCGAAACGTATCCCACTTGTGCCCTTCGTCGATAAGCCACCCGACAAAAGCACGCACAATAACTGACTTACCATTCTGGCGCGCCACTGATAGCAGCACCAAACGCGCTAGCAATTGCATATCTGCATCATGCTCTAGCGCACGATACAAGGCGTACTGCTGCCAATTATCCAGCGTGATTTTCAATCGCCTACGTGCCCACGAAACGACACGCGGACCGAATGACCCAACCGCTAGCGCGGATCGCGGAGACTCTAGCGCGGGTGCAACTGTGGCCACAGGTTCACCGTCCGCACCCTTCATGCTATGCACTTGTCTAGGCACGCTCGCTGCGCTCGCTGTAAACACCTAGACTGCGTGCGCCTTTCAGGGTTGCGGGACGGCTCCCCGGATGGCCAGAGAACCGAGCGATTGTAATTCACTTACAGCATCCTAACGAATTGAATTATGATACCTGCTACAAGCAATCCGGCCAGTGCTGATTGGATCACCCACACATGAACGCCAAACACTGTAGGCATTCCGCACTCTCTGCATTCACTCAGTTTCATAGTGGCACAATCTCCTAATTTACATCGCCTGAAACCAACGCTAAGGCGCCCAAATCTCGGAGTGGCACCTAGAGCCACCCGAGGCGCTTACATGGCTTAGCGTCGATCCTACAGCCTCTCAGCCTATGTGCGTGCGCCCGCCCGTACTTCGCGCCCGTGTGAGGAATTGTCAGGCGCAGTTTCAATTAG